CTCGAAATACAGAAACCTGAAACTTGTTAGTGCGTGAGTCACGGGCTTTGTACAACCGCCCATCAACGTACCTGCTATCTAAAAATATCATTATGAGGTCCTTCCTGGCTGTGTTACAGAAAGGTTTTGACTTGGATAATCAAGAAGTCTACGACAACTTAAGCGAACTGTTGAAAATATAGGGACCATTCTGTCGTTAAAAATTGTATGGTTAACGTTTACGCTGTCAATCATTACTTTGTACCTCATTCCATCGCCTAAATGCAATTCAACTATGGAGAGGCGCAGGTATGCCCAGTCTGAGGTTGTTATGCCAAAATTATTTTTAAACGTTCCTGCAGGGCCATGTAGCACTTTAAACAAGTACTCAAGGTCATGCATGGTTCCTTTTTTGTAGATATCTTTCATATCTTCAATTGCAACAGCATCTGGGTAAGGAAATGCCGAAGCAAATCCTGCTTGTTGTCTTGCAACTCTTTGTGCAGGGTCTACGTCTACAAGTGGTCCAGATTCAAGTTGTGTTCTCTTTAGGCTTTGTGAGGTTAACCCATTTTCATTTAAGTAATTCATATCTTCGATACGATTTAACACTAATGTAAAGTCTACAGAAGCAGCAGTGAGTCCCGTAGACACTGGAAGAGCCTCATCTTGCGGGATAAACTGTGGGTCTACCTGGGCTTGTGTAGCCCAACCCATAGTGACTTCCTTTGGATTGTAGAGAAACCTAAACCCATACAGTTGAGGGTCAATTTTTGTATTAGGAGTGTCTTTTGCTAAACCCTTTAACTGGTCTTTAACTATCTCTTTGTCCATTTGAACAGCACCTTTTGCAGGTTTTGCATTTTTCCAAGCATCACGTGCGGTGTTATACGCCGAATAGTTAATAGTTAATTTGTCAAGTGAAGTAGAGGTGATGCTAGTTGGATTAAAGTACGCATTTCGAATTAATGGAGCGTTGTACCTGTACGGAAACTTGACCTTTCCACCGTTTGATTGGACTGATGGACCTGCTGGTTTTGAGGACGAAGAAGAAGGAGAAGATGTCGATTTAGAAGATGACTTCTTTTTCTTAAGAGCGTTTATCTTAGTTGTTATCTCTTTAGACCTGTTGTCTTGAATCTTCCACTTATCGTAAATTTGGTCTCTAGCATTTGCAGTAATGGCTCTGTTGTCTTTAAGAGTTTCCTTTACTGCAGGGTCAGTTTCTACAGCAATCGCTTTGCTGATTGTTTTAACTGCGTTATTCTGTTCTTCATACTGGTCGTACAATCGGTCAGCCTGAGATTGAATTAAGGCACGCTTTTTTTGCAACTCTTTTACACGTGCTTCTCTTTTACGATTGTCTTCTTTTTGTGCGTTTCTTTCTTTAATTTTGTTAAGACGTTCTTTGTAATCTTTATGGCTAGACATCATGAACCTCCAATTGCTGAGTTGTTGGCACCGTTCTTTAGGTACCCCTCTACCATTTTTGCCAGTTTTACTGCAGCAGCCGAGTCAGCAGAATCATACTTCACTGTAATGTAAACATTTCTATCACCTGAACTGGTTTGCGGACTTGAGAAGGATGCTCCAAAACCTACAGAACCACCACCTGTTGGAAATTTGTACCCAGGGTCGTTTACTTTTACAGAACGCCATGCAGAGTTGTTGACTGCACCCAAAATAGCGGAGACACCAGCGTCGCTCTGTAAGGCATCAACTATAGATGTGTACCCTCTATCAGAGGCTTTATTGCCTAATAATGTAGAGACGGTTGCGTTCATCCCTTGTTCCCAAGATAAATACCTCTTTACTCCAACACTATTCATTGCTGTGGCACCAGGGCGGTCTAAAGTTGTGTTTAGAGGATTGTACATAGCAGAGTTAGCACCAATTCCAGTTACTTTTCCTCCACCACCTTCAAATCGCATCCAAGTAGTTATTGCTGAAATGTTTGAGTCAGAGTGAGGTGCTCCTAAAGAACTTAACAAATCTCTTGCCCATTCTGCCTCCTTTTTAGTTCCCTGCATACCTACGTAGGTAACATCACTTGCGTATGAGTTAGACGTAGAACTGGTAGATGTTGTTAAGTAGGAAGAACTCTTTTGTGATTTGTATAAAGAAGTTGGGTCGATTCCTCCAGCATTAGAAATAAGAGATGGGTCTACTGGATTGTTGTTTCCTTTTCGTACTTCAAAGTGTAGGTGTGGACCAGTTACGTTTCCACTTGCACCAGAACGGCCAAGCCTTTGTCCTGTAGATACGTAGTCACCTACGTTAACGTTCTTTTGACTTAAGTGCCCATATACTGTCTGTAAACCATTTGCGTGGTCTACAACAACGCCTGTTCCATAATCAGTTCCTGGATTTACACTGGATACAACACCGCTAAGTGCCGCCACCACGGGAGAGCCAATAGGCATTTCGTAGTCCATGCCCTTATGAACACCATTGGTAGAAGCCCAAATTCCAGTATTACTTTTTGCTCCAAATCCTGCAGTTACTAGAGAGCCACTCTTTTGTTTTGTGGTTGTAGACGCGTTAAATCCAGCACCATAGCCTGGACTACCACTACCAAGTGCTACTCCAAGACCTGCACCAGCAAGTGCAGCACCAGGAATTGCACCAAATCCAGTGGCAGCAAGTCCCGCGCCACCAGCCATGAGTAATCCACCAATAATTGTCTTCTTTATTCCACCAAATACGCTTGGTGCAGCAGTTGCAAGCCCTTGTCCAGCGTTCGTTCCCGCAACACCTGAAATAAGTCCTTTTAGGTATCCAAGTGGCTCAATCACTTCCAGTAATGCTCTATTAAAAGTCTCAACTGTGTCAGCAGCGTTTTCAAATCCTTTTAACATTGAGGATTCGCCTCTAAGCATTAACTCTGTCTGTGATGCATTTAAGCGTCCTTGAGATGTGAGCATTGTGTTTTGGTTATCACCTAATGGTTTAGAAGTAGACAAGTCACCTGTTCCACCCATTGTGATGTCACGCATTGATTGGAGAAGCATCGTCTGTTGCGCTTCATCAAATCCCATAGTTCTTAGGTTGGCACCTAAAAATCCTCTATAGAAAGATTGATTTAAAGATTCAACATTACTGAACCCACGTCCAGCAGTAACTCTTTCCATTAATTGACGGGCAATGTCGCCTGTTCCACGCATACGGCCTTGTGAATCGTATGTAGTAATTCCGTACTGATACAGGTTTGCAGCCATTGGACCAGAACGAAGTCCTGCTAATGCTTGTGCTGCAGGAGCATTCTCCATTCCTAAGTATTTGTAAGCGTTACCGACTTCACTAGTAAGTTTTAGGTAGTCAGCGCTACCAGCACCTCCGCCAACTCCTCGTCCAGCCAGGATTGCAGACACTAGTGCGTCAGAACCAACGCTAGAAAGTCCGCCTCCCAATGCACTAAACGTTGCACGTTGCAAACTTGAACGACTAATTCCAGGCATAGTAAGTCCTGCCTGGTAATACCCAAGAGAACGACTAAGAGTTAAGTCAAGTGGTGGAGTCGCAGCATAAGCACCAGCAGCAAGACCAAAACCAATCTGACCAAGACCACCGAGGATGTTCGCTGCTCCAACTCTTCCTGGAGACATTCCTCCAGCAACCGCCAACATCGATGTACTTACTGAACTTCCACCACCACCAAACCCTGCTCCTGGAAGTGGAGTAGAGAACTTAGCCATATTGTTTTGCATGTTTTGATAGGTAGGCATTGCGCCTGTACCAGCAGCAAAACGAGCACCATCGGCTCCAGTTCCTGGTCGAGTAGTAGCGGTGGCTAGGTGCGCTCCACCGCCATTAGTTTTGAGCATTCCCTGAACGCCACCAACAACCCCTTCGGTAACTCCAGATACTTTTTCAACGGCAGCGTAGAGTTCATTTACTTTTTGGGTCAGTGTTGAAACGCCACTAGTCAAGGATTGAATATTTGACAGCATTTTGTTTGCCATTTATCAATCCTTTCTACTCAAATGACTGGCTATCTCTATCCAGTTCTTACGTTCTCTAGGAGATAAGCCCTTTATCTCCGTTAATGTCCATCCTCTGTACTCTCCTGTAAGCACTGTCCACTCTGAAAGCAGTGTGCTGTAAGGGGTTACACTAGAATCGAAATAAGGTCCCGAAATTAACGGGAACTAGTACCTCTTTTCCCGTGTCGGGGTCTTCCACAGTAATGTCGTCGAATTGAGGACCAGGAATGCGTGAATTAATTTCATCAACAATTGCTTTTCGGTCCACCAGTCCTAGGTTTCTCACTTGTTGTTTTGTCAATACTGGAGAACCGTCAATTTGCATTACGGTATTCTCAAGCATAATCGTTGTTAACTCAGCCGAAGTTTTGTCTGAATTTAAAATCATTTCTTTTTGCGCAACTCCTGTTGGTAGTTGCACGGTGTACTCATGTTTTCTTCCTTTTACGGTAAAAACACGGTCATTAATTGAATCTACAAGAACTTTAAATTTAATTTCTTTGTCAAGGTCTACTTCTACTTGTTTTAACTCATTTCCAAAAAACACAGGAACTTCCGTACTATGTCCAAATGTTGCTTTGAAAATTGCAAGGAGAAGAGTGTCTCTGTCTCCTGAAAGAAGTTGGTCAAGAATTTTTTCTGTGGCTTTTTCTTCACCAATTCTTACTGTTCCTCTTTGCAGAATGATTAATAGAGCACGCCCTACATCAGACGCTTTTGCGATTGCTTCTTCATCAGCGCCAGTTAATTCCCGCACTTCTGCCTCAGTAATGACCTCCCCAGCGGCGTTGATGTAGCCGCCAGGGAGAGTCACTACGTTATCCGAAGGAGGAATGATTTTTACTTCTGACTGTTCTGGCTTTGTTTCAGCCATAGCCTGTTGAATAAGGTTGTTTGCCAATGCGGGATTAACCGCTGCACTAATTGTTTTCGTCATTTATATTCCTTTTAGAAGTCTGGTGCGTTTGTGGTTAGGTTTGGAGCCCAGTTAACATCGAACCCTTCGTGAACCAAAGACATCTGTTCTACGAATAGTGCGTTGTCACCTGCATTGAGGTCAGAGTATGCCACTGCTGTTGGCCATGCGTTGTACACGTGGAAACGCATTGCTGTGTGGTCAGTGGTTGATGCGTTATCACCAGCAGCATCGGAGGCTGCAGGGATTGGGTGAGATAAGACTTGAATCTCTAGGTCGCAACGAAAGTTCTGAGAGACGCTTCGTAATGAACCGCCACCAGCAACTGTTGAGAAGAGATTACGCATCCAATCCCAGTTCTGCTTAGAGCCAAGAAGGACACCACGTTGCAGAGTGATTGGTGTGAAAGTTGTCTGACCAGGAATCTGGTGGACTGTGGTGTTGTAACCACCTTCACGATAAGGGATAGAGTCTGTCGTCACCGACATACCTGATACCGACGTAAATCCAAAGGTTGCTGACTTCAACCCATTGAGAGTTGTGTTGTTGTTGTCCTGTGGGATAAAGGTTACCAAGAACCTAAAGTTACGTAACGGGTCAGTGATAAGCGTCGACCGATTATTGATAATTGTTGGCATTTAGAGGTTTCTCCTTCGGGTTAGTTTGCTGTCTTTTGACTTAGGTCAATGACAACGAACTCTGCTGGATACTGGAGAGCAACACCGACCTGAATGTTTACTTCTCCATTTGCAATCGATGTCGTGGTGTTGTTTTCT